GGGTTCTATCTCACCATCGGTGCAAAGTTCGGTTCCGATATCACTGTTGAAAAAAGGCAAGCTGAAGACGAAATAACCGCATTGCTCGAAGAATATCTTGAAGAGGAAAAGTTAATTCTAACCGAAGTGAGTTTCATTTCAGATACAACGGTTTCTTTAATCCTTCAGCAGATGGAAGAAGGGCTTGCTCAGGGATGGGCAACTAAAGATCTTCAGCAAGCGATTATTGATGTAGGTACGTTTTCACCGGCGCGGGCGTTAATGCTTGCCAGGACAATTACGGGTAACGCGGCGAATTTAGGACAATGGAAGTCGGCGCAATTATCAGGCGCAACCCATAAAACATGGGCCACGGCCGGTTTCGAAGTGCGGGATTCCCACAAAAAGATGAACGGTAAAACCGTCAAGATCGATGAGGATTTTACAGTAGGTAAGGAAAAGGCGCGGTATCCGCTTGACAATCGGTTATCACCAGGGAACAGAGTAAACTGTAGATGCACTTTAACTTATGAAGTCGAGGGATAATATGGCTAAACAATTCAGTAAACGCGCCGATGACAAATCGCTTGAAATCCGGTCTGTCGGTGAAATCCGGGAAACTACAGATGAAGGTATCGTTGAAGCGTATTTAACAGCATGGGGCACTGTCGACAGTTACAAGTCAACATTCAAGCGCGGCGCGTTTAAAAAGACGTTTGCCGAACGCGCCGATAAAATCAGGCTTTTATGGAACCATGAAGAGCTTGCCGGTAAAGTCATCGAAGCTCGCGAAGATGATTACGGTCCGTTTGTTCGCTGCCAATTTAATCTTGAAACCCGATCAGGCAAGGAGTCCTTCGCCCATGTAAAAGGTGGTGATGTGGATTCTTTTTCATTCGGCTTCAACGTCGTGAATGATAAAATCGTTAACGGTGTACGGGAAATTTCAGAAGTTCGCTGCGTAGAATGTGGTCCGGTGATCTTTGCTGCAAATGGAGCAGCAAAGATCGTGGAAGTGAGAGCTGAAGATTTTGACGAAACCGTCAAAGAAAGAGATTTGCGGGAACGAGGCTGGAAACTGAGGTATTCGCTCAGTGAAACATTAGACGATATAATGTGGGCAAATAAACCGGCGGACCAAGTTCTTTCCAAATCGGATGCTGCAATTGCTTCCTTTCACGGGCATTATCTCGAATGGTTACAGGAAGTGACGGGAGCGGTCAGCGCGAATTCGATTCGGTCAATTTCAAGTATCAATGATCTTTCCTTTCAAGTTCGGTCAAAGCTCGATGCCGATGCGACTAAAACCACGTCATTGACTGAAGGAGATATCAAACTCTTGCGGTCCGGCAAACTACTTGCTAAAGAATCACGGAGTAAGCTGGCCGAACTTCCTGAAGAAATCAGGGAAGCTCACCAGACGGAAAGGCGCAAAGCCGTTGATACACTTTGCGATGAGTTCAGAAGCGGCGGTTTTTCAGACGCCGAAAAGATGCGGTTTTCTTCACTTCTCGGAATTAGCCAGGAGCCGGACGAAATCGGCGCAGCCATCGATTTTATGAAAACCTTTAGAAACGATTTGAGGTGAAAATATGTCAGCGGAAAAGATTAAAGAACTTCAGGAAGAAATAGGGCGTACTTTTGAGGAAGTGAAAAAGTACAACGATCGGGCAATCGAAGAGGCTGAAAAGCGGCATGGTGAAGCTTCCACCGAAACGCTCGAAAAAGTCGAAGCTGCAAACAACGCGGTCACTGAAATGCGCAAGGAAATGACGGAACTGTCCAAACGCCTGAACCGGCCCAACTTCGAGAACCAGACGGGCAACGAGCAGAGCCCGGAAGAAGAACTTCGCGCGGCGGCTTTTGAGAAATACATCAGGTACGGCATCGGCGAAACCGGGCAGGCAGTGTTTACCCCGGATGAGAAACGGGCCCTGGGCGGCACGTCGGATGCCGACGGCGGCTTCCTGATTCCTCCCTCCTTTGAGTCCGGAATCATCATGAACGCCTATAACCTCGCTGAAGTCCGCCCGGCCTGCCAGGTCGGATCAACCGGCAGGGATGTCGTTATGTTGGGTGCGCTTTCAAAGCCTTCGGTCGCCTGGGGCCGGGCAAATATCGGCATTACTGCACAGGATTTGGCAACCGGCGGTGAGCGGATCACCATCTTCGATCTTCGGGCGCTTACGTTGATTTCCAACAACACCTTGGATGATACCGACGCGAATATCGTGGGGGAAATGACTGATGCTTTCGCCAGGGCCATTGCTGAAGCTGAAGACGACGGGTTTTCAACCGGCCCCGGCGCCGATTCCCCGAAAGGGTTTATTGCCGATTCCAGGGTTCAGGCGAACTATGCCGCATCAGGGGTCGCTGCCGCTCTTTCCGACGAAACGAACAATGGGGTTGACAGCCTTATCGAGTGTTTCTACAGCCCGAAAAAGACTTACCGGAAAAACGGCAGATGGGCGTTCAACTCCACCACCGAGAGTGTCATTCGGAAGCTCAAAGATGGAGAGGGGCGTTACCTGTGGCAGCCTTCGGTTATCGCTGGTGAACCCGCAACCCTTCTCGGAAAAGCCATCATGAACCCCGAAGGCATGCCCGATATCGCAGCAGGTTCTTTTCCCATCGTTTTCGGTGATTTCATGGCCGGTTACAAGATCAGGGATCGTTCCGGCATTACTGTTCAGCGGCTCGTCGAGCGTTACGCGGAATACGATCAGACCGGTTTCATCATCAAGAAACGGCTGGGTGGTCAGGTCACATTGGTTGAAGCGTTCGCATGTGTCAAGATTGCAGCGTCATAATGACTTAACAGTCTATAGTTATGAAGGAGAAATGACTTATGTGGGCTTATAACAAGCCGGTAGTTAGAACACAAAGGTTTGAAATTAATGGCGTTGAAGTTACGGCAACTGCTGCCGAACTTAACGCTATGGACGGTAACACGGCAACTGCTGCCGAGATCAATAACGCATCCGATGTTTCCGCCAGGACACAGGAACTCACGGTAAGCGGCGCGGTGACGGCGGGTGTTCAATCGGTTGAGCTGAATCACACTTCGGCGGCAATTGCCGCAACTATTGCAACCGCCGTGAATCATCAGGGGTTTTTTATTGCGAAGGCAACGACGGAACCGGCAGGGGCTCAGGACCATACCTTGACTCTCACTGTGGGAACATTCGACGGCACCAATGATATTGCGACGTTTGCTGATATCAATGATGCTCTCGCCGTTTATTTCGACAGCGCCGGGAACGGAACTATCCTTGAAAACGTCGGAAGCGTTGCGTTGTCGGCATCGTAACCGTTATCAAATCGTAAAAAAGAGGAGTATGAAACATGAGACAAGACCCCGGAACAAATTATACTATTGCTGAAGCACTTTCAGCACTTTCAAGAGCGGCTGCGACTTATACCACCGCTGCCGTCGATCATGCCGATGGCGGATCGGCAGCCTTTCCCGTTTCCTGCGGCACATGGGCGACCTCTTTCGTCGCTACGCTTCAGTATTCCGACAACAACTCTGACTGGACAGCCGAACCCGATGCGACTGCCGGAAACACCGTTTCTGTGACTCTTACGGAAGCCGGGAGCGGCACTATCAAGGTTCCCAATCCTCGCGCAAGGTATAGCCGCCTTAGCGTGGTTATCGGCGGCACCTGTGTTTTCGGTGTCACATCGATACTCGGGCCGCTGCGGAGTGTTGCACCGTAACATGAAATGATATAGTGATGTGAGTTAAAAGCAAGGGCTGGCAACGGCCCTTGCTTAGATAAGGGGCTGTCATGAAAATCAAAATGATCAGAGATGAAAAAGGCAGTGTTGATGGATTCACTGTCAATACTTACAAAGTTGGTTCGGAAGTCAATCTTCCTGAAGATCTCGCTAAAGTGTTTATTTTAATAGGGGCGGCTGAAGCTGTTAAAGAAAACAGGATCGAACCGGAGCCGCCCGAAACGCCCGAAACGAAAGCTGAGATCGAAACTCCCGAAAAGCCAAAAAAAGGATGGCGTAAAGCCAAAAAAGGGGCGGCGTAAATAATGGCAATTGAACTGGTAACATATACGGACCTTAAAGCTTTACTTGGGCTCGAAGATGCAGCAATAACGGATTACCCGGCCCTTAACCTTTTACGAGAGTCCGTTACCGCAGCAATCGAAAATTATCTCGGAAGAGAACTCGAAAGCGCGGAACGGGATGTTACCATTTATGCCTCAAATGTCCCAACGCAAATAGTGCATCTTAAAGCTGTTCCCGTAGCAAGCGTTTCGGCCTTAACGGTAACGATAGGTAGCAACGCTGAAGAGTACGGCGCCGATGATTATGAGATTACGAATTACGGTGTGAAGCTTTACGGAAAAATCAGCAATGCTAAAATTGAAGTCACTTACACGGGCGGGATCTCAACAGTACCGGGTGCAATCAATCGTGCAGCTTTACTTCAAACAGCTTATGAATTTCAATCGAAGGAACAAATCGGAGCCGAATCAGTATCAACAGAAGGCGGTTTTGTTTCGCGCCCGGCCCTTGGCTTGCTTAGGGAAGTTAAAAGAATGCTAAACTCTGAACGGCATCCGTTGAGGTGGTGATATGCTTAACGTTGAAGTTAAAAACCTTACGGAAGTTAAAAGATACCTCGCGCAGTTGCCCGAAAGAACTTTCAAAGACGCTAAAAAAGCGTTTTCCGAAGCTGTTTTCAAAGCTGATAAGAAGATCAAAGATAACGCAACCGACAAGCTGAGAGTGCGAACAGGAGCGTTACGGCGGTCAATTGTTTCTGTTGTGTCCGGTTCCGATCTTGACACCTTACAGGCAAGTGTGGGCAGTGCCTCAAAAGTCGGTGGTCTTGAGCTTGTGTACGCCCCCATTCACGAATTCGGCGGCACGGTACGGGCGAAAAAGGCGTATAAAAGGGTTCTTGGGGGTCCATACCTCAACATCCCCTTATCCTCCAATAAAACGGCAGCAGGGGTTACCCGTCTTCAGGCGCGGGAGGTCTTCAATCAGGGTGGACGTGTCATAAAAACAAAAAATGGAAAATACGGGGTGCTTTTAAATGGGCAAATGATGTTCATCCTTAAAAAACAAGTGGTAATTCCCGCCAGATTAGGTATGATAAAAGCAGCCGAAGACGAAATACCCACAATATTGAGCCGACTTATGGATTTAATAGGTGAAGATCGATGACGGTAGCAATTACAACTATACTTGATGAGGTGTCAGCCCGACTCGGTAATATCACTACTGAAAACGAATATAATGTTACTGTGAAACCGTCGTCAATCGCAAGGGGGAAGCTCACCCCATTCAAGGGGCATGATCTTCCTGCTATTAATTTCTGGCCGTCGGGCGTTTCGAATTCAAGAAATTACGGTAAGGATATTCGGGAGTTATCTTTATTTGTTGAGATTCACAGCAAAACGAGAGATGATCCTTTTTCGACAATAGCTGAAAAGCTTGCTGCTGATGTAGTGGTTGCACTTAATAGGTCAACTTCAGCGCCTAAAGTATCGGACGATGAAAGTATTGACCTTGGCGGCACAGTTTCCGATTTAGTTTTTAACGGATTTGATTACGAAATAGGCGAGGGCCAAACTCCCTGGTGCGGGGCGTTAGTTAGATTTTCTGTCATTTATGCGGCGGATATTAACAACATGTCAACATATACAGCATAGAGGTAAAAAATGGCAACAAGTAAAAACGCAAAAATCGATTTTGAATCAGGCCAAACGCTTTATGATTACGCTGCAATGGCCGATAGTGGTGATCACATCGTTCACACCATTTCAGGCGGAGCGATCTATTCAGGCAAATCAGGTTTTGCTCCGACCATCCGGCCTAACGGCATCGTAACGGGTCGTAATATCCTTTCGACTCATGCCACAAACGATACAGTGACCGTCGCTGCATTTACAGGGTATTCGATTGGAATACTCAAGTCAGTATCAGCAACGACTGATACAATTACCAGACCCACTGGTGATAAGGCAAA